CGAGTACAGTGACATCTTCAATCAACAGAAGGTGAACTTTGACGAGCGTTCCGAGTTAGCGCAAGTCGTTGGCTCTGCAATCGGACGCCGCCAAGACCAGTTAATTCTGGACGCAATCGCGGCAGCATCAGCGGGCACCACGGTCGCTAATACGGTTGTAACGTCAGGGTCAGCCGCTGCATCCAATCTTAACGTAGGCAAGCTCATAGCCGCCGCGAAAGCATTGAATGCCGCAAATGTTCCAGCAACTGACAGACACCTCGTAATTCACGCAAACGGTCTAGCCGGATTGCTGGGTGACGAGCGGGCTGTAAGTTCGGACTACACCTCACTGCAAGCATTGCAAAGGGGCGACATCAATACATTTATGGGCTTCACTGTCCACGTATTGGGCGACCGCGATGAGGGTGGCCTGGCAATCGACGGCTCAAGTGACCGCACCAACTTTGCGTTCCACAAGTCTGCGATTGGCTGTGCAGTCGGAATGGCACCAACCACAAAGATTGACTACATCGCTGAGAAGACTTCGTTCTTGGTTGCTGCATGTCTGTCTATGGGTGCTGTCGCAATCGATGCCAATGGTATCGTTGACATCACAACACGGGAGTAATTGACATGGCGTTCGCAAGAGCAAACTGGTCGCCAATCGGTGGCCAATCAATGAAGGGCAAAGCGCCCTGCATGTGGTCGTATAAAACCACTGATGCTAAAACCGTGGTGGACGGTGCCGGGTACTTTAACGATGTATCCGATGACGTTTCAGTCGGTGACTTAATCTACAGCTTCGCCTCGACCGGCGGCACTGCCACAGCTTCGCACCACGTTGTTGTGTCCAATGCCAGCGGCGTAGTGGACGTGGGTGACGGCGTGACAATCGCGGTTACTGACAGCGACTAATAACGACTACGGGGGCGGGCAAACCGCCCTCGTACCTATTGGAGATTGGTCATGGCCCAGGGCGATACAAGCATATCTATTTGCAATCAGGCGCTGTTACTGTTGGGCGATGAAAGTATCTCATCTTTTGACGATGGCACTGCCGGTTCTCAGGCTTGCTCTATCGTGTATGACATGGTCAAAAACTCTACTCTCGGCATCTTTTCTTGGTCGTTCACCGTGGCCAAGGTCGAACTGGCCAGAAGCACCAACACCCCGGCTAGTGAGTGGACCTACGAATATATTCTACCATCTGACATGCTCACCGGCGTACCTCGCGCCGTGCGTACCAGTTCGGCGGCAAACGCCCCGTTGGTGCGGTCCTACGAGATAAATCAATCAACCGGCGGTCTGTCTGTATTGATGACTAACGAGACCAGCATCTTTATCGATTACCAGAAGGCGGTGCCGGAAGCGCAGATGCCGCCGTATTTTATCACGCTAATGGTGTACCAGCTTGCCTGGCACTTGGCCGAGGTTATCACTGACCAGACCACAAAGAGCCAATACTGGCGGGGCATTGCCCTTGGCTCACCGGCAGAGAATTTCCGAGGCGGCTGGCTACGTCAGGCTATGTCTATGGATAGTTCCGGCACACCGCCCAGCGTTATCTCTGATTACTTGTTGACTGACATCAGATGAGCCGCACCCAACAATATCAAGCAAGTTTTACGGTCGGCGAACTGGACCCGTTGTTGCGCGGGCGCATTGACTTGCAGCAATACTATTCAAGCGTGGACCTTGCCGACAATGTTGTCTTTGAACCGCAAGGCGGGTTCTCTCGGCGCCCAGGCACTCGGTTCGTGCATGACCTTACTGCCGATAATCCCAACAACAGTGTGGTCCTCATCCCGTTTGAGTTCTCAACCACCCAGAAATTTATGATTGTGGCGTCTGCCTACAACACTAGCTCAACAATCCGCTTTCGTTTCTTCGCAGACCAGACGCAAATAGAGAACCTAAACAGCACAACAAACGAATACATAGATTTTGCGGTCGGCACATTGTACAGCGTGTCAGCCTTTGACCTTCAGAAGCTATATTTCACGCAGTCAGCCGACACGCTGATTTGTACGCATGAGAACTTTGCGCCGTTCAAAATTACGCGCGGCGCAAACAATCAGACTTGGACTATTGCGGCATTGACCCTGACAGTTCCCAAGACCGTATTCACTGCAAACAACACCAACCCAGCGGCATCAATCACGCCGGACGGCACAACCGGCAATGTCACAGTAAGCGCCGATGCTGACATATTCTCAGCCGCCAGCGTTGACCAGTACATCAATGTTCTCAGCGATTTTGGCCGCGCCCGCATTACCGAATATGTAAGCGCCCGACAGGTGCGTGTGATTACCGAGGTGCCATTTGCTCGGTCTGAAACGCCGATAAACAGAACGAACACGTTCACAATAAAGGTCTTTGACCACGCCAATATTGCGACCGGCTCGACCATTGTGTTTAAGAAAAATGACGGCACAACAACTACGCTCACCAGCCTGGCTGTTGATGCTACCGACAGCGACAATGTTGATGATACTAGCCCAGACTTTGCCCCGGCTGTTGGTAACAATACGACCGCTGACCGCATTGCCACTGCCATAAATAACTGCACTGGGTTTACGGCGTCACAACCCGCCGGTGACACTGTTACTGTCACCAGAACGACCACTGGGGCAAATAACTTGGTAGTAACTACCAGCGACAGCACACGCTTGGCAGTCACCGATTTTGTTTCAACACCCCAATGGGAACTTGAAGCGGGCTATGAAGACAGTTTTTCCAACACTCGCGGCTGGCCTAGAACGTGTACGTTCCATGAAGGTCGCTTGTATCTCGGCGGTAGTGCGTCTGAACCAGCCACGCTGTTTGGTTCCAAGGTATCCAACTTCTTTTCATTCAAGGCATCAGAAGGTTTGGACGATGATGCCATCAAGGTGACATTAAGCACGGACAGCGTGAACGCAATCACTGCTATGCGCTCTGGCCGTGACTTGCAGATATTCACCACAGGGGCCGAGTTTTTTGTGCCTCAAGCCGATTTGACGCCAATCACGCCGTCCAATGTGACGGTCAAGTCAGCAACCCGGCGCGGTTCTAAGTTGGGATTGCGCCCGCAAGCTGCCGAGGGCGGCACTTTGTTCATGTCCAAAGAGGGCAAGGCACTTAGAGAAATGTTGTTCTCTGATGTCGAACTGTCCTACGTGGCCAACAACATCAGCTTGCTCTGTTCGCACATGATACTGGACCCACAGCGGATGGCGCTTAGACCGGCTACAGACACCACTGAGGGCGATTTGTTGCTGGTTGTTAACGGCACATCCACAACAGGCTACAGGGCCGCTTCCACAGGCTTTGCGGGCAATATCGCGGCGTTTATGCTGAACAGGCCACAGCAAATTGTGGCGGCTAGTACGTTCTCGACCGATGGTGATTTCATCGATGTCGCGGTGGATGGCGATACCATCTATTGCATTGTCAAACGCACCATAGGCGGCGCGGCCAAATACTACATTGAAACCTTTGACGATGACCGCACCACCGATTGCAGCTTGCAGTATTACGCCAACCCGGTCGCGCCTGACCAAGCACTGCCCAGCAACACAACGGCGGGTTCTTTGGCTCACATCCAAGGTGAGGTGGTCAACATAATCCGCGATGACATCGTTGACGCTAACGACACGGTCGCATCGGGCAATGTCACACTGGGCGGTGTGCCTAGTGTCTATGCCGAGGTGGGCCTTCCCTTCACGCCTACGGTAATCACGCAACCATTTGAGCCAAGGGCCGCATCTGGCTCTAGTCAGAGTACCCGGCGGCGGGTGGTCGAGGTGACGCCGATTCTGGACAACACGCAGAACCTGACGGTCCAAGGCAAAGAGGTACAGCTTCAAACGTTGCCGCTATCTGGGACCGGGTCAGTTTCGACTTTCACTGGCCCAAAGAAGCAAATGGGGTTTCTCGGCTACAGCCGTGATGCCCAGATAACAATCAGCCAATCACAGCCGGTGTTCTTCACGGTCTTGGCCCTTGATTATAAAGTGAGTGTAGGCGCATGAGCGGCATGGAAATGGTCATTATTGGTGCGCTGGTCTCAGGCGCATCAGCGGCTGCGGAGGGCCGAGCCAAAGTTGAGTCGGCAGAGTATCAAAGAAATTCCTACTACAGCAATGCCCGACAGGCCGAATTGAAAGGCCGAGTTGATGCCCTGGCTTATAAACGTGAAGGCATCGACATCTTGAGAAATGTTCAAAAGACACTGGCCACGGCTACGGCCCGCGCTGCCAGTGGTGGCCTCGCGCCGTATATCTCTGGCGAAAGCACGGCAATGATTAACATAGCCAGCATGCGAGGCGCGGCTGACGAGTTCTCGGTGCAAACTGACAATGCCTCGCTGGCTCAAAGCATGTCGCAAATGCAGGCCGACAATCTAAGACTAGCTGGTGATACGGGCCTTAAAATGGCGCAGAAAGCTGCCAAGCGCGGGGTGATTAGCGCCGTGGTTAAGGGCGGGCTTATGGGTGCAAGTAGTGGTGGATTTACCGGCAACCAAACAGTGCCTTGGACTAACCCCGACACTGGTGTGGTGACAACATATGGCTGAACGTCCCACATATCAGCGCCGAGGCGCACAGCTTAGACTGCCGACATTCCAAGATGCGGTCGGTCAGGTCGGGGCGCGTGGCGCGGCACAGAAGGCTCAAGACTTGGGCCGGATGACCCAGTTTTTTTTGCAGCAAACGCAACAGCAAGCAGAAATTGCAGGCGCAGAATATGGGGCGTTACACGCGCCTACGCGAGAGCAATTGAAAGACGCGATGGAGAATAAGGGTGACATTGACCTACCCGGTGGAAAGTACACTGTTTCGGGTCGAGCCGCCCGCCAATCAGCCTTGGCAATTACCAGCGATAACCTACAGCATTTAGCGCAAGCTAGAATAACCGAGATTGTTTTGGATGCGTATAAAACCCAGAAAAACCCCACAGATTTGGCCACAGAAGTTGACGCCGTTATCGCCGGATATGGTGACATCTTGGACAAAAACGCCCCGACACTGGCGCTTAACTTCCGCGCAAAAATGGGAATGTATGCCCACCGGGAATATGAGGGCTACGCCAAGAGCCTGATAACTTCATCAAAAGGCTCAAATTATGCCAGTCTTATTGCTTCGCTTGTGCGGGAAGACGAAGCCATCTCAAGCGGTAATGTCGTTGGGGGTGGCAACTAATGGCTGAAACACAGGGCGCGATTAGGCAGTACGTTAAAAACGTAGAAGGCAAAATAATGGGGGTTGGTAATTACCCTCCAGGAATACGAGTACAATATTCGCGAGAGTTAGACGCTGGAATAGACACCAATTATTATTATTACAATGACGGTAAAACAAATGATGGCACGTCTATAGTCAAGCCACGAATGCGCCCTGCCAGCTTAGGCAAAAAGCCACAATATGACATTGACGAGACTGTGCCGCCGACACTGGGCGAAAAATACAAGATTATGAAACTCGACCGCCTTAATCGTGCGGCCAGGGCCGGAGCGACTGGTTCTCAAATAAGAACTATGGCAAACGATTTTGACGAATTGGTTGTGCAAGGCAGCGTCAATGCCATCGGCCAATATGTTGCCACGGCCAAAAACCCGCACCGCGCTTATCTGGATGTTCTAAACTATCCCAAAATTGCCGCCGGAATAATTAAGCCAACGCCCAATACAGGATTGCCCGCGCATCTAGGCGAGGCATTTGACCTGTTGGTCAACATGGATGACCGGCAGAAAGTACTAGACAACGCGCTCAAAGCCTGGACCGATGCTCAAAAATTAGTAGACCTACAGGCCAAAGCGGACATCAATAAAAACAAGGCAGACATAAAAGCGGGCGAAAAAGCGTTCAATGTGCTTCTTAGCCAATACGGTTCTGACAACTTGTTAGACGCAAACTTTTTAGAGCAAGCCCAAGCAATTATTGATGACATGGGTGCGCTTGGTTATGACGCCGCCAAGCTGGAAAAAATGGAAAGCCTGATTGTCACCACGACTGTGTTAACTGAGGAAAGCACAACAGGGACCAGCATTGTATACGCACCTAAGTCAGTCAGTGACATCAAGGTTATGATTGAACGCCGCATTTTGCGAGAAGACCCCAGCCTTGGACTAGGTGAATTAGCAAACTTGCTGGCTGACAAACAGCTATCGTATGAGGACTACCTAGACCTATCTAAGCAAGTGGTCAGCGTGATGGACGAGAACGTCAAGGACGCTCTGGCCAGTGTCCGGCCCGCACTGCCGGAAGGTTTGCAACTGTTTAGCACACAACAGAATGCACAGTTAAACCGATACACCGCGCTCAAGAAAGACCTGT